CACGACCACCGTCAGCAGCTTGAGCTGTAGCAGGTACTGCAGCGGTAGTTCCAGGTATGGCACTTATAAATCCTTTAGCAGCTGAAGTAAAAGCACCGCCAAGCCCTTGAGCTAGCGGTCTGATTAGTGCAATTCTTAAAGCTTCATAATAAACTTCTTTAAGAACGTTCTTCACTGTGTCGGCCCAGCCCTCCCAGTTCTGTGCCATTTGCATCAAACCGTTTTCAGTGATTGAAGAAATACTTGTCTGAAATTCTTGGAACTTCTGTATTGCTGAAGCTGAAAAGGACTTAGTACTCTCAGCTACGCCCTCTTGTAAGTGCTCGATTTTAGGTGCGATCTCTTCAATTGTATTTTTAAGAGCTTCAGCTTGCGTTCTTAAACTTTCGATTACTTTAAGCGAAGGATCCGTATCACTAAGACCTGATGACATCTCTTTTAACCAAGTAATGAATGAAGTTAGATCAGCTTTTGCTTGTTGAATATTTAAGTCTATTAACTCTTTAAAAGACTGCCCTGTGAACTTAGCGACTTGATCGAGTTCTCTTTTCATACCCTTGAACTTACTTGGCACTAATTTTACCATACGATCAAGATTAGCTGATAAACCATCCCGACCTTCTATAAAATCTTGCATCCAAGTATTCGCATCACCTTCATTAAACGAACTACCGGGTCCTAGCATTCCACGCTGCATTTGTTTATTCGTAGCGTTCCAAAAGCCCGCAATGTCTTTAGCTAACTCACCAAGGCTAGCTGTGAATGCTCCAATAACATGGTTCCAATTTTTAATAATCCATTCATACCCAGTTTTAAATACAGCTACTACATTTACCCAAAATTCACTAATCACATTTAAGAAACTCTGTAGAGTATCTCGCATACCTGCGAAGTTATTTCGCCACACTGTCGCTAAAGAATAAACGCCTACTCCAATCGCTGCAATAATCGCGATTATCGGTAAAAGCTTAAGCTGTAATGCTACTATAATTGTGATCGTAGCTTTCATGAACAACAAAGCTTTAATCAAAAAACCCATTGCGATTAATACAGGTCCAGTCGCAGCTACTATTAAAGTCATATTTATCAGTAATTGTTGAGTCGCAGTACCAAGGCTTAAAAACCATAAAGAAACTTCTCTAACGATCTGTCCAATTTCAAGTAACTTTGGAGCAAGCTTTTTACCGATAAACCTGAACACTGCATCAACATGATGTTTAGTTAGTTTCATCTGATTAATGAACGCTTTAAGTTGCTTATTAGCTACTTCTTCAGTGATGCCACCCATACTTTTTAATTCTTTATGATATTCTCGAATCGCATCCGCAGTTCCAAGAAGAGGCGTAATAGCTTTTTGTGACCTCGCTTCAAAACCTAAAATAGCTAAAGACGCAGCACGAGCTTCCGGCGACATTTTACCAAATGAATCAGTTAAGTCTTGAATAATATCAGCTAATGGTCTATAACTTCCAAACTCATCAAACACATCTATGTCAAAAGATTTCCAAGCTTGACGGTTATCAAAAAAGCTTTTAGTCATAAGTCGTAACATCCGACCAAACATGTTACCAGCTTCTTCAGCTTTGAGTCCTTGATCAGCGTACGCAGCTAAAACAGCTACGCCTTCTTCAAGCTGAATGTTCATTGATCGCATCGCTGCGCCTGCATCGCTAGTTAGTGCTTTACTAAATTGCTCAACAGTAGCATTAGCTAAAGTGTTAGCACCAACAAGAGTGTCTGTAACTCTGATCATGTTCTCCATATTTTTAGTAGCATCAGCAGCTTTTAAACCTAAAGCACTTTGCGCATCAGTCGCTAAATCTGTAGCGGTTGCCATATCAAACGCTCCCGCTGTGGCAAAAGACATTACTTTCGGCAACGCAGCCATTGACTGCTCAACATTAAGTCCAGCAGATGCTAAGTAAAAGTAAGACGAAGCTAAATCATCTGCTGATTTATTACTTTCCAGTGATAAAGAAGTGGCAAGTTCTTTCATTGAGCTTTGCATCCCTGTAGATACGTCACCCATGATCGATAAACTTTCAGTCATCTTCAAATCAAAACTACTAAACGCTTTTTCAGCTTTCCTTAATGCTAATGTTATCGGCAAGGTTACACCAAGAGACATCTTAGTGCCCATCGATGTAAGATTTTTAGACATCACCTGCATCTTAGATTCGATAGACCGCATTCCTTTTACGAAGTGCGTGTCGTTAAGTTTAAGATGAACTAATAAATTGCCTAAGTCTAAACCAAAAGACATTCTAATCCTTTCGAGGAGGTTGTCGTTTCACACTTGCCCATGCTAACCATCTCTGCTTTATTCTGCTTAAAGTTTGCTTGTAAGACTTTTTAATTTTCTTCGGCTTATCTGTTTTAAATTTTAATAAAAATGGATCAAGCGTGACGCTTTTTGGATCTTTTGAGTTACTTGCTACGATCATTCTAGCAATGTTAGCTAAAAAGTAATCTTCTCTATGAAAGCTGTTAACCTTAAGTTGTAGATATTGTAACCAATCTAAGAACTCAGTTGAGGAAGTCTCTAGTTGGCACCTTTGTTTAGACATATGAAGGTGTGAAGCTAGTTCGTGCCAAGCAAGAGTTTCCCCTTTCATTCGTTTTTTGATTCTGTATCAGTACCTTTGTCTAAAGCGCTCATGCTTTGAGCTTTTTCAAAAAGAGCATTAAGAACTTGAGAAGGCCAAGTTTGAAGAGTGTCCTCTGGTACTAATTTACCTGCTTCATCATACACGCACAGCGAAAGTAAGCCGGACTGTAAACCTTCGTAATTTGACAACCCTTTAGTCTTACCATCTTCAGTGAACTGCATACGTCCACCCATGTTATTTAAGTATGCGTCCCGCTCACGCCCGTCAAGTTCTTTTAAAACAAACGTACGAGCGATGTCATCTAAACCAGTAACTTGAAATTGCTCTTCTTTAAGTATAAGTGAAAAATACATAGTCATATTCCTTTTCTAAATCTTACTATAAATGAAGTAGTACACTATGCTTCTGTTAGTACAGGAGCGATCTCTGCATCATCAGCGTCGCCATTCATGTTCGACGGTATGAGTGAAACATTCGCAGTCGGTTGAGCACCTTCAACCTGAGAGTTTGGAGTAAATGAGTCAACAAATCCCCAAAATACTAACGTTGCTCCATCTGGAAACGTTATAGTTATTTCTTGATTATCATGAACCATATTTACCATTTCGGTATATAGTCCAGGATTCCAAGCTACAACAATCGGTGCTTCAGTTAGAGTTTTTAAGTTCTTAGGGGCTAACGTTCTCCAAGTTTCATTACGCATTGTAGACACATCATTTGCTCCACCACCAGATACACCTGGAGGCGTTACTTCTTTTTCTTTCATAACAAGAGTTATGATCGCAGCACTCGTTAACTGCGAAGAAGTAAACGTAATAGTAGTTTGATGCCCATCATTCATTACAGCCATATTCAATTCCTTTCAATTTATTATCTGTTTATCTATTAGTCATTGAGACGATAAAGTTTTTTGTAAACTTATTTAATATTCTTTGACCTGTTGGTCCAAGTGTCACTATAGCGGACGTTGATGTTATAGTATTCACTGTATAAGTATAAGTATTAACTATAACAGCTTCGTTGGCTATTCCAGCAAATGCAGTATTAATACTATTTATCAATTGCCACGCTGTTAAGTAGTTTTTACTCCTAACCCTAACCCGTATGCCGTTATGTGTTACACGATCGCCCTGCATGCCTCTGCTTTCTTCAATTCCTGGCGTATCGTATACTACAATACATGTATCTGGTTTATCAGGTTCATGATTTATAAATACTGGATTAGCAGCGTTAGCAGACGGAAGAGTACCTGAAGCTAAATTTTCGATCAACATCTCAGCGATAACATATGATGTTGGTAGTGTATTAGCTGTAACCATTTAGCTCCTTTCGTTAGTTGTTAGTCATCGATACTATAAAATTTTTAGCAAGTTTATTAAGTATTCTCTGACCTGTTGGTCCAATAGACACTATATCAGAAGTTGATGTTACCGTATTTATTGTATAAATATGCTCACTCGCTGCAACTTCTTCATTGGCTATACTAATAAATTCACTATCAATATTATTCAATAGTTGCCACGCTGTTAAATAACTTTTTCCCCTGGTACGTATTTGTATGCCGTGATGTATACAAAGGTCACCTTGCATCCCTCTAATTTCTTCAATACCGGCCGTATCATAAATCGTTATGCATGCATCTGGCTTATCAGGTTCGTGACTTATAAATACTGGATTCGTAGTATTGGAAGATGGTAGTGATCCTATGCTCAATTTTTCTATTAGCATTGCAGCAACAATATATGAGGCTGGTAGTTCATCGCCGCCTTTTGGATATGTGCCCATTTCAAAAGGTGGGGCTAGTGATAATAAGTCACCAAGTAACATTAGTTAGAGGCTCCTTGAACCTGTACAGTAGTTGTTGTAGGGCTCATTGTCTGAGTTGTTACAGCGGTTGTTCCGTCATTCCCGTACGTAGTTAACGTTGTGCCAGAAATACCAACTTTCATAAAGAATCGTCGCCACAGTTGATCCTGTCGAGCTGGCCACGTTGTAGCAACTCCAGACGGTGCAGTAGTTGGAATTAAATCAAGTCCCGTAGATGCTAAACTGTATCCGGTTTTAGTTGTTACAACCGTTGATGTATCTACAAGAGTTACGTTATTAACGTCGTCAGATCCAAATATGAAGTAATCAGCAGTTGGCATCGTTCGTGCATTAAATTGCGATACACTTGGAGGAACTACTGTATTTGCAGAATCTGTTCCACGCATATCTGTATTTGTTGTGGTGACATCTACAAGAGTTACGTTATTAACGTCGTCAGATCCAAATATGAAGTAATCAGCGGTTGCAAGTGTTCGTGCAATCATCTCAGTATCAGTAGGAGGATCATACGCAACTAAAGCGTCATTTGATTCTGATTGTATCGCAGCTAATGCAGTCGCATTCCAGGTGCTGGTTCCGTCTGACTTAGGTATTTTACCTACTTCCGTTGATAGTGCCGTAACATCCGTATTAGTAGTAGTTGTGGCCACTAGAGTCACACCGGCAATTGTATCACCAACTACAACATAATCTGCTGACACCAGTGTTCGTGCAATCATCTCAGTGTCAGTAGGCCCATCATAGTCAGTCAATGCACTGTCGGCCTCAGTATTAACGCTTGCTTTCATCGTAACCGTTAAATCACCTGCTGTAGGAGCATTGGTCAAGTTCGTAACAGTGGTCACTCCTGCTATCGTATCACCAACAATTGTATAATCGGCAGACGCAAGTGTTCGAGTTTCGATATAAGTCGTTGCGTCTGTTGCTTCAATCTCGACCACGTCAACTGATGGATATCCACTGGATGC